ATGTGCGGGATTACAGGATGGGTGGATTATAAACGCTCATTAGAAGGAGAAAGAGATGTCGTTACGAAGATGGCTGAGACGTTAGCCAAACGTGGGCCGGATGATAATAAAGTTTGGATTAAAGGCAATGTCGCATTTGGGCATAAACGTTTAATCGTTGTGGACCCTGAGGGCGGGAAACAACCGATGACTTGTTTAAAAGATGAAACGAATTACGCCATTTGCTATAACGGTGAACTTTATAACACAGAAGACATTCGAAAGGAATTATTAAGAAGAGGATATACGTTCAAAGGTCATTCTGATACAGAAGTATTATTAGCTTCTTATATTGAATGGAAAGAAGAATGTGTCGATCATTTAAACGGTATATATGCGTTTGCTGTATGGGATGAACAGAAAGAACAAGTATTTATTGCGCGAGATCGACTAGGTGTAAAACCGCTATTTTATAAATATGATAGTGGGCGATTACTATTTGGTTCAGAGTTAAAAGCGATACTGGCTCATCCAGATGTGAAGGCGGAAGTAACGTTAGAAGGGTTATCCGAAATATTCGGCCTCGGACCGTCAAGAACGCCTGGCCATGGTATTTATGCTGGTATAAAAGAATTACGTCCAGGTCATGCGATGACATTTTCAAAGAACGGTTTATGTATATGGAGATATTGGAATGTAAAAAGTAAAAAACATGAAGACTCTTTTGAAGAAACAGTAGAGAAAACGCGCTTTTTATTACAAGATGCCATTACAAGACAGCTTGTTTCTGATGTACCACTATGTACTTTTTTATCAGGTGGTGTAGATTCGAGCGCTATTACAGCTATCGCAGCGAAAGAATACGAGAGATCAGGAAAAGGGCAATTACACACGTATTCTATTGATTACGAAGATAATGACAAATACTTTAAAGCGAATGCGTTCCAGCCAAATTCAGATGCTCCGTTTATTAATTTAATGACTGAGACATTTCAAACAACCCATCATCGCTGCGTCATTTCGAATGAAAAATTAGCAGAGTATTTAACTGAAGCAGTACTCGTTCGTGATTTGCCTGGTATGGCAGATATCGATTCGTCATTATTATGGTTTTGTCGTGAAATTAAACAAGATTTTGTCGTCGGTTTATCTGGGGAATGTGCAGATGAAATATTTGGTGGATATCCGTGGTTTTATAGAGAAGATGATTTACAATCGAGTGCCTTTCCGTGGATGCGCTCTACAGAAGTACGTGAACAACTGCTAAAGAAAGAATGGAGAAATAAATTAAATTTACAACAATATGTACAAAGGCGCTATGAAGAGTCGATTCAAGAAGTTCCTATTTTAGAGGGAGAAAGTCCGCTAGAAGCAAAAAGACGCCAATTATTTTATTTAAATATGGTATGGTTTATGACAACATTATTAGACAGAAAAGACCGCATGAGTATGGGGGCAAGTTTAGAAGTACGTGTTCCATTTGCAGATCATCGCCTTGTCGAATATGCGTGGAATATTCCTTGGGAAATGAAAATGTATAAAAACCGCGAAAAAGGTCTATTACGTAAAGCGTTAGAAGATGTACTTCCACATGACATCTTATATAGAAAGAAGAGTCCTTATCCGAAAACGCACAATCCACACTATACAAAAGCAGTAACAGTATGGCTTCAAAATCTATTAACGGATAAAGGTTCAATTTTACACGAATTGTTTGATAAAGAGCAGTTGAACGGATTAATTCAGTCTGGTGGCAGTGCATTTCAAACACCATGGTTTGGTCAATTAAACACAACCTAACTACATCAAATGAATACAGTTAGGCTGCGATTATTTTATTTTGAAATCTGTAACCTTTATTACTGGTGCAATTGGATTCTTACCTACACGAGCAGGTTTTGTGACTTCGACTGTAATGGAAGATACAATTGCATTTACTGCTGCTTTCTTAGATTCGTTGTTTAAATTGTACCATTCATCTTTCAAGTGATTTAAAAGTTCTTTTATTTCAAGTGAAGAGGCTGTATCAGTTACATTAGCCAGTTGTTTTTGAATCATGTGCTCTTCTTGGGTTAGGGTTAACATATCCTTTTTATATTCGTTCTTAGGAATATCTCCTTCTATGAACAGATATTTTAAACGTGCTTTCTTATCTTGGATTCTGTTATATTGTTCTTGTAAATTACTTAACTCTATTGGTTTCTCTTCAGTATCATCAAGATCAACGATGGCGTCTTCCAAGAGGTTTAGAAATTCTTTTTCGATTACATCCTCTGGAACTTGAGGCATATCGCATGTTCCTTTATGATGTCTTGAGCTACATCTATAGCTCATTACAATTCTATTATTGCTTCTTACTTGTTTATTTCCCAAAAAATGCTTTCCGCATCTGGCGCATTTTAAAACATTAGAGAATACGAAAAAATTATGCAATCTAACTTTGCCTCTCTTTCTACTATCTTGTACTTGTTGTACAGTATACCAAGTATCTTTATCGATAAAGGTTTCAAAATCCTTTTGAGCAATGTCTGTTAGAATGTCCTCTCCCCAGCGGATTTTTCCAATATAAATCGGATTATTTATAATATAGCGTACAGCATCATAATTGAATATTTTCCCTCTCTTAGTCTTAATGCCACGACTGTTTAAAGATTTTACGATGCTTATTATACCTTTTGTTTTAAACATCTCGAATATGTATTTTACAATTTCAGCCTCAGTATGATTGATATATAAGTTTCCTTTGTTTAGGTCATATCCCATGGGTGATTTAGCTCCGTTTCTCAAACCTAATTCAGCTTTTTTGTGCATGGAATCTCTCACACGTTCTGCTGTTGTCTCTCGTTCCCATTGCGCAAGTGTCGCAACTAAGGTAATAAACATTCTTCCGGTAGCGGTTGTTGTATCAAATATCTCTGTGCTACTTTTAAATTTAACATTATATTCATCCATTATTTTTAGAATGGAATGTAAGTCTGATACTGAACGAGTGAATCGGTCTAATCTATAAACAAGAATAATATCAAATTGTTTTTTCTTCATATCTTTTATCATTTTTTGAAAAGCAGGTCGTTCTGTATTTTTCGCACTATATCCTTCATCACAGTAATCATTTACAACTACCCATCCTTGTGATTTAGCATATTGCTCCAGACGTAATTTCTGCATATCTAATGAAATACCTTCTTCAACTTGCATATCAGTAGATACACGCCTATAAATTACACACTTCATTTGCGCATACTCCTTTCTTAACTAAATTTCTATATCATATGTTTTATCAAAGCAAATTAGACAAATGTATGAGTCAATCATTTGATTGACCTTTTGGCCCAGTGAGAAATTCTCACTGTTCATCCAACTGAATGAAATCATATAAATCTTCCATATTTACGTTAAGTTGAGAAGCGATATTCTTAGCGGTTTGATAAGACATGATTCTATCATTATTTGCATAAGAATGAACTTGTTGTTTTTTCATATCTAACTTTAATGCTAAATCTACTTGTGTTAATTTCTTCTCTTTTAAAATTTCATTCAGTCGGCATTTGCCGACTACATACACTGCTTCACCGCCTAATTATTGAATGATTGGACTCACACTGTATAAAAATTTCCCTATAATCCTTATATCCTCGCAGTTATTTTGTGAGTATTGTTGGTCCTTAAAACTTTCGTTATGTGAACAAGGTTCTAAAATTATTAAATCTGTAAATTTATACACCTTTTTTAAAGTTGCGTAATGTCCATTTACAATTACAGCTGCTATTTCTCCGTTTTGTACATCACACTGTTTTTTCAGTATGGCGTAATGTCCATTAGGAACAATTTTATTCATGGATTCACCGGTAACAACCAGTCCGAATAATTCATCAATATTGTGAGTTTTATATGGAGGTGTAATTCTATCAACTACATCTTCTATAGCTTCCAATGGAACACCAGCTGCTATTTTTCCAATAATAGGGATGTCTTTTTTTAGTTCACACTCTATAGGTTTTTTTTGAACTAATTGAAGTGCCCCATCTACAATTTCAACTTTTGTATTCTTATAAGTTGTATCAATATCAGATTTTGTTACTCCAAATACAGCGGCCATTTTTTCTAAAACCCCTGAACTTGGTTTGGCTCTATAATTCATATAATCACTTAAGGTACTTCTTGCAATTCCTATTTGACTAGCTAAATCAGATTGAGTCATATTATTTTTTTTTAAAAATTTCTTTATGTTTCTTACTATGGTTTGTTTTTGTATATCAGTCATACAGTCACCTCCTATTTTGACTACGCTTTTTAATATAACACTTTACGAATTATTCGTAAAGTGTTATATTTGTATGATTTTTTCGTATTTTTGTATTGAAATTACATAAATTTAGTAATACAATAAATCTCGAAGGAAGGGGGAAACGAAATGGATTATTTGAAAAGAACATTGAATGAACTTAGGGAAAGCGCAGGGTTTAATCAAGCAGAGCTTGCGGATATATTAGAAGTATCCCCAAAAACGCTATGGTTATACGAACAAGATTCAACAAACATACCAGATGAATTAATTAAAAAGTATATGTATTTGTTCGATGTTCCGTACGAGGATATATTTTTTGGTTCTAAGTACGAAAAATTCGTACAAATAAAGAGACGTGTACAGGAAAGAGCAAATAATTTTAAAAAAATTGTTTCGTAAAAATTTGCTTTAAATGGGTAGTCCTATTGTCCCACGAACATATAAATGCATTGAGGTGATTGAGGATGAGTGGGGGACAAATCATTCGTGATGAAAATGGGTATGTAGTGAAAGTAATCCTTACAAAGGAACAGTGGAAGAAATTTCTAACACCGTTAATACCAGCTGCACGGGAGTTAATAATTCAAAGAAAAGTGGAACAACGAAAAAAGAAAAATGAAAATGAATTATAAGAAGAAATCTGGGGATTTAGCAAACAATAATGGATTGTATAGAGAGAAGGTGAAGGGATATGAATATTGTGTTATCCGCAAGTAAATTAATGAAAGCATCAGATGTTGTAAAAAGATGTGCAGAAATGAGAAATAGTCTAGCGTTATTACTCATTACTGAATTAGCAGCAAAGTGTCAGTTAAGGGAAATGAACCGTAAGGTTTCAAATCGAGGGGGTGAGCTAATTGAAGGAGGTAACATTAGTTTTTAAATCAGGTGCCAAAGCAAGTTTTACAGTAGAACAATTTAAAACATTTAAAAATAGTTTTGGATTTTTATCAGGAATTGAATATGAAGGTGCAACTCCGACAGTACCATTCCACATTAGTTTGAGTAATATCGATGCAATATTTGTGAAAGACATTGGTGTAAAGGAATCCACTAAAGAACCTGATCATCCAATTGAAGATTTCTATGGTTGTGAAATTAAGCAAGATAATAAGTATTTTATGTTTGGCCAGGATGCTGTACTTGAAGGGAATCTAACGAATTACTTAATTGTGGAACAAAATGTTGAATGCTTTCGAGCTGTATAAAAGGAGAAACCGCCAGTTGGAGCTGACGGTTCAATAAAAACACATGTTGAGGTTATTATAGCATGAATTCAATTCGTGTAAAGGAGTGAGCTATCATAATTGAAAATCCAATGATTATAGGAAATCCAAATGATTCAGCGATAACGAATGTTATGGGGCATTGTGCGAGTTGCAATAAGGAAATCTACTGCGGTGAAGAGTACTTGGAGTTTGAAGGTGATTGTATACACAATTCAACAGAATGCGTTAAGGAATACGTTGTTGTACATTCTACCCAAAAGATAGCAGGTGAATGAAATGAACTTACAACAAAAGATTGAAAGTGAGATATCCATTTTAAGGCGTCTAATTGATCGATACAAACTTTGTAGTGATTCCGAATCTATTTGTATGGTTCTTGCCTATGAATATGGACTACAGGTGCTGCTAGAAATCCATGAAATGAGTAAACAAAAAGAGGCGATGCTGTTTTGAATGCTGGCATTGAAGAGTTAGAAAAGTCGTTACGTGTGGAGCAACGAAGATTAGGTGAATATCAACGAGAACTAGAAAGGTTAATAGAAAAGAAACCGATTGTGGAGCAAAATATTTGGAACACAGAGAGTAAAATCTTTGATTTGGAAGCTTCTATTTTTGTGCTGAAAAGCATGAGTAAAGGAGAAAAATAATTTGGAAATTACAAACGGTGCTGCCATTACCAAAAGTAAAAAAGCAAAAATCATTATCTATTCAAAGCCAGGTAACGGTAAAACAACGGTTGCTGGATTGTTACCAGGTAAAACATTAGTCTTGGATATTGATGGGACAAGCCAAGTCTTAGAAGGATATGAAAATGTAGATGTAGCTAAAATGGATGGTGAAAATCCACATGATAGTATTTTACAGTTTTATGCACTCGCAAAAGCAAACATCGGTAAATACGATAACATCTTTATTGATAACTTAACACATTATCAAAAGTTATGGCTACTTAAAAAGGGTGAAAATACAAAAAGCGGTATGCCTGAATTAAAGGACTACGCTTTACTAGATAACCATCTTTTGAAGTTAGTAGAAACGTTAAACGCATTAGATGCCAATGTTATTTTCACAGCTTGGGAAACAACAAGAAATATCATTCATGATGATGGGCAGCAATATAATCAGATGATTCCAGATATAAGAGACAAAATAGTGAATCATATAATGGGGATTGTGCATGTAGTCGGTAGGTTGGTAATAAAAGCAGACGGTACACGAGGCTTTATGTTAGAAGGAAATGAATCTATATTCGCTAAAAACCATTTAAGTAAATCAAAAGGATGTTTACAGGAAGAATTACTGCAATCATTAAAAGGTAATAAGGATGCCTAAATATCATGATTTAAGCGGAAAAACATGTAGTAGATGGACTGTTTTATCTATAACTGAGGATAGAACTAAAAACGGAGGAGTTTATTGGTATGTAAATGCGAATGTGGAGAAATAAAAAAAGTAGTATCCGAAGCACTAAAAAGAGGAACTTCGAAAAGCTGTGGTTGTTATAGAAGTGAAGTAGCAAAAAAAGAAGTAATAGAAAGAAATTACAAACACGGATTAACAAACAAAGAAAGATTATACACGATATTAGCAGGAATGAAGCAAAGATGTTATTACAAAAATAGCATTAGTTATAAGTATTACGGGGCTAGAGGGATATGGATATGCGAAGAGTGGAAAACAGATTACTTATCTTTTAGAAAATGGGCTTTTAGAAAATGGGCTTTATCTAATGGATACGAAGATCACTTAACAATCGATCGCATAAATGTAAATGGTGATTATTCTCCAGAAAATTGTAGATGGGTAACGCCATTGGAACAAGCAAACAACAAAAGAAATATACTTAAAAAAACAAAAAAATAATGAAAGAGGTTGAATGAATATGACATCATTCTTTAAATTCGATGAAACAAACGTAAATACAGGGTATGAATTAGTAGCCGAAGGGTAAGTATGAAGCTGTAATTGTAAATGCGGAAGCTGGAAAAACACAGGCGGGTAAAGATAAATTATCGATAGATTTTGAGATTCGAAGTGATGTATCACAACATCATCAAGGAGCAAAAGTACTTTATAACATGTTTACGTTCGAACATGAGGTTTCGGTGAGAATCGTCAACTCATTGTTAAAAGCATGTGGCTTTGGTAATAATCATGCTTTCACTTCTGCTGAAGATATGGGGAAACAACTTCTCAATAAGAATCTACAAATTACAGTAAAACATGAAGAGTACGATAAGATTGTGGATGGTCAAAAACAAAAACGTACGGTAGCCAAGGCAAAATATTATGATGTGTCGGACGTAAATCCGATAACAATTGGTCCAGCAGTAACAGTCTGGTGATGATATGTTACCGTTTTAAATAACTACATAGAGAGGTTGGTTTTAACCGACTTCTCTTTTTTATACCCTAAAAGACTAACCGGAGGTTGTAATGAAAAAGAATCCATACAATTTTAATGAGATACCAACAGAGCTGAAAAACTTACCGCAGTGGGTGCTTTGGCGCAAAGAAGAGAGAAATGGAAAACCGACGAAGATACCGTATCAAGCCAACGGCGAAATGGCGCAAGCAAATAATAGGCGTACATGGTCGACATTTGCAACAGCGGTCAAGTTTTATTTAGAAGGCGATTATGACGGAATAGGGTTCGTGTTCAGCAGGCAGGATAACTATATAGGAATAGACATTGATAAGTGTGTTGTGGCCGGAAAAACAAATACTTTTGCAACAGAAATTATCGATATATTAGATAGCTCATATGAGTTTTCACCTTCAGAGAAAGGCATTCACATCATCATCAAAGGTAGCCTTCCACAATCTGTATTAGGAACAGGAAGGAAAAATACAAAGCATGGTTTGGAAATTTACTCATACGGACGATTCTTCACATTCACTGGAAATCGAGAAAATTCTAATGATGTGTATGATCGTACGGATGAATTAGCGGAAGTGTTTGAACAGTATTTCGATGATAGTGACATACAAGGTCGCGTGAATTTAGCGGAATTTGAAAAAGATGAAATCAAAATTTCAAATGATGCTTTATGGGAGAAAATGTTCCGTAGTAAAAACGGCGATGAAATTCGCTCATTATACAATGGAAGCCTAATTAATAAAGATCATTCGGCAAGTGACCTTTCTCTATGTAACCATTTAGCATTTTGGACAGGGAAATCAGCAACACGAATGGATTCCATGTTTCGTGAGACGAGCTTAATACGTGATAAATGGGACGTTATCCATTTCAGAGATACAAACGAAACATATGGGGAAAGAACGATAGCAACGGCTATTTCATCTACTTCTTCCACAATTCTAGATTATAAGCAACCATTCGATGAATTTTCATTTGATTTTATAAGTGAAGATGTAGCTGAAGTTGTGGCAGACAAACCAAAAAGGAAATTTAAACTAACGGAACTTGGAAATGCGGAACGTATTGCTTACGAATACGGCCATGTAATTAAATTTGTTCATGATATCGGTTGGTATATATGGGATGGAAAACGATGGAGAGTGGATACGAAGAAAGAAATTGAAAGAATTACAGCAAAAGTTCTCCGTAGTCTTTCTAAATCAGAAGATGAATCGGAAATAAAATGGGCACGTATGTGTGAACGTAGAAATGTAAGAATGAATAGTATCAAAGATCTTATGCCATTGGTCCCAGGAGCGCGTGAAGATTTTGATAGCCATAAATATTTATTCAATGTTGCAAATGGAATGGTAGACTTACAGACGGGGCAGCTTCGTCCACATAACCGGGATGTATATCTATCAAAAATCAGCAATATTACATTTGATGGGCAAGCGAAATGTCCAGAGTGGCTGAAGTTTTTAGAACAAATTTTCCAAGGAAATCAAGAGTTGACGGATTATATGCAACGACTAATTGGTTATTCTCTTACTGGAGAAATTACAGAGCAAATCATGGTATTTCTCATTGGCGGAGGTTCCAATGGGAAATCGACCTTTATTAATATCATTAAGGACCTGATGGGTGACTACGGGAAACAAGCGAAATCAGATACTTTTATCAAAAAGAAAGAAACGGGAGCGAATAATGATATTGCTAGGTTGGTGGGATCTCGTTTTGTATCTGCTATCGAAAGTGAAGATGGTGAACAACTGTCAGAGACCTTTGTCAAGCAGATAACAGGTGGTGAGCCTATAGTAGCAAGGTTCTTACGGCAAGAATTTTTTGAGTTCATACCCGAATTTAAAGTGTTTTTTACAACAAATCATAAGCCGGTCATAAAAGGTGTAGATGAAGGGATTTGGAGACGTATCCGATTGATTCCATTCAATCTACAGTTGCCAAAGGAAAAACGAGATAAGAAATTGCCAGAGAAACTTAGCTTGGAAATGCCGGGTATTCTGAACTGGGCGATTGAAGGTTGTCTGAAGTGGCAGCAGTCAGGATTAAGCGATCCAGCGATTGTTAGGAAAGCAACAGGTGATTATAAAGAGGAAATGGATATTCTTGGTCCGTTCATGTTCGAATGTTGTTTCAAAAGAGAAGATTATCAGATTGAAGCAAAAGAATTGTACGAAGTTTACGCTAATTGGTGTTTCAGAAATGGTGAGCATCAATTGAAAAACAGGGCGTTTTATCGAATTTTAGAAACGCAAGGTTTCAAGAGAGAACGTGGCAACCGAAATAAGTATTACATCAAAGGTGTTACTTTAGCAGACCGAAAAAATACTTTTAAGCAGTCAGAGTTACTGAAAAACGATGAAAATAGCGAAAGTGTTACTAAAAGTAACACATTTAAAATCTCTTAAAACCCTTATGTACCAAGGGTTCAAGGTGCTTTTTATACTCTTTTTGTTACTTTTGTTACTAAGTACAACCATAAACAAAAATAAATATATATATTCTTTATTAGGAGCGCTAAAGGTCTCATACGGTAACATTGGTAACAAAATTCTCGAATCCCTTGGGGCTGTAAGGATCGTGTTGATTTCAAAAAGTAACACATCGCTTATTTTAGGTGTTTTTCAGTAACACTTTTAAATAACTTTTGATAACAAGAATGGATGAATGAAAATGTTTGAAAAATTTATTGAGGAAAATATTGAACGAGATATTAAGAGTTTTGAGCTATTAGAAAACTTATATAAGCGTTATTTAATATATTGCAAAGCGCATAATTTGAAACCTATTGGTAGGAATGGATTTACTTATAGATTTACTAAAAATCGAATTGGAGTATTGCATAAATCAAAAGGTAAATCAGCTAGGTGGGGAGTGAGATTACTTCCATGCAAGTATTAGAAATTATAAGTTTAATTTGGAAATCGGGAGCAAATATCTATCTTGATCCAAGTGATGGACGAATCGGAATAAAACGACAGAACTTAATTCCTGTGGAAGTAATGCAAGCTGCGGAGAAAAATTTCAATGGTATTGATACTTGGTTTAAGTCCTGGAAGGATGCAAACAACGAAAAGATTACAATCTTGAAGATTTTTTATGAGTTTTCTGGTTGGAAACATAACCGAAAGTTACATGATTGGTTGCTTGCTGATACAGATTCATTACAAATGTTCTATGACTGGACGATTGTGCTTGCGAAGAATGGATGGACAGACGTGTATGAAGATTATCGACCATTTGAAAATGATGAATCGAATGCGATGGCAAGGAAGATATATGAACGTGCGGTTTTATATGCAAAGAAAGGGGCGTAAGAATGATTCGCTTTCACTATACAGATAAAGAAATAGATAACATCCTTAAAACATTAACAATCGTGATTGATACTCGCGAAAACAAAAATGACCATATCCGTGATTATTTACATCAAAAGGGAGTACCTATAAAAAATCAAAAATTAGATACTGGTGACTACAGCTGCATGATTCCGAAAAATGAAGAGCTTGGCATATTTCGTGATATCTATTTAGATAGCCGAGTGGAACGAAAAGCCCATATGGATGAAATCACAGGGAATTTACAAAAAAATACGCAAACAGCGTTTGAGAATGAATTAATTCGATCAAAAGAGATTCCCTTCACCTTAATTGTGGAGGACCTACATGGATATGAGAAGATGTTGCAAGGTAAATATCAATCAAAATACAATCCATTGGCATTGCTTGGCAGACTCAATACATTTAAAGCAAAATATGGTTTTGAAATTGTGTATTTGGATAAGAAATTCAGTGGAAATTGGATTTATCATCATTTTTATTACCAAGTGAAACATTATTTTTTAAATTGAGGGCTTTTTAGGGGGTAAAAAAGAGGACTCTTACATGAGAGCCCTGAGAGGAAATTAGGTGAATCGCAAATACAAACACATTTTGGTACAAGACTAGTATGTCCAAATGATAAAAATATATACAACATAACAAAGCAACTCGCATGAAGCAAGTTGCTCGTTTGAAACTGGTAAGAAAAGAAAAAGGTTTCGGCGCTTTGCGGCTGCAGGGAATACAGCCTATAGATAATATGTGTAAACAATGTTATTTTATGCAGGAATAAATGGCAAGGAAATATAAATATGCAGTCCGTCATCTACTGCATCAACTGTGGAAAGAAAGTGGGTGGCGGGTGCAAAGTGTGCTCAGTGGAAATAGGTGAGTGTGATGATTACGTGCGAGAAAGTGGGTGAATTTTCGCTTGTTTGACTGGCTGAAAAATTATCAGAAACTGGAAGAGGAAATAGCGTATGTAGAATATAATCTAGAGAAAACAAAAGCAGAATTAAAACGCTGGGTCTATGGTGATTTACGAGGTGTTCGTTTAACTGCTGAATCAGAAGGCGCGAAGGTAGAGTGCCGTGTGGAAGCCATTGAATATGAATTGGCACATAAGATGAACGATATGTATAAACTGAGAAAATTAATTAGCAAGTTCAGAGGGCTAGACAATCAAATACTTAAAATGAAATATGTAGAGGGCATGACGTTAGAAAAAATTGCATGCGAATTACATTATCATCCCAATTATATTAGAAAGCGTCATGCAGAAATGCTACGGATTGTCAAGTTTAAATATGCGTAAAAATGTAACATCTTTGTACCTAACATTTTGTGTATAGTGTCTATTGAAAAAATGGTTTATAGTAGTAGTATAGAGATTTGACGGAGGGCGAGGAGAGAAAATTGTTTCGCTGTTTGAAGGAGGAATGTGGATGAAAAACCTGGTTAATTTACGGGTAGATTTCGCTTTTAAACAATTATTTGGTACAAAAGGAAACGAAGATATATTAATGGGATTTTTGAACGCAGTATTACAAAAATCATTATCCGCACCCATTACGAGTGTATCATTAGAGGATCCACATCTACATAAGGAATACAAAGAAGATAAACTGTCGATTATGGATGTAAGAGCGACACTGGAGACAGGAGAGTTTGTGAATGTAGAAGTGCAAATCGCCAATAAGCATGATATTCAAAAGCGTTCCTTATATTACTGGTCAAAACTGTATGCGTCTCAAATGCAAGAGGGGATGCCATACCGTGACCTGCAAAAGGCGATTACGATTAACGTGCTGGATTTCGTTCTGTATCCGAATCATGAATACTTCCAAACGACAGGGACACTGTGGGATAAGGAAAAGGAATTATGTGTGAGTGAAGATATTGAAATTCACTTTATTGAAATGCCGAAGATACTTACGCAGTGGCGAGAAGAACAGGTGAATCCATGGCAGGATACGTTAGTACGTTGGTTATTGTTGTTAGCCGCAAATGAAGACCCGGATCTAAAAGGGATATTGGAGGAAATTGCGATGGAACGAGATGAAACGTTACGAAAAGCAATGGATAAGTGGGATAACATGAGCCATAACCAAGCATTCCGCCGAGAGTATGAAGCCAGGGAAAAGGTATTGTTAGATGAAAAGGCAGCAGTTGCGCATGCGAAAGCAGTGGGTAAAGAAGAAGGATTAGAACAAGGGCAAGCTAAAATTATTAAGCAAATGTATGAAAGTGGTATGAATCCACAAAACATCGCAGATATTGTAAAGCTGTCAGTAGCGGAGGTGCAACGCATTCTTCAGCTGTCATAAATTAGAATAGGGATGGATGTATGGAAAGTGCCAGTGATGGTGCTTTTCTTTATTTGAGGAGAGTGAACTTGAATGATTACTGAAATTAGAAAAACACTATCAGGTACAGAATATTGGGATAATGAAAAGAGGAAGAGCCTATTTATTCCAACGGGTGAAGAACCAGGATTCGAAGTAACGGTTAATCCTGAGAGTATGATTGCAGATAAAGGATATACAACAGGAGGGTATTTGACTAAAGATAAGTTGGTAATTGGTGAATTAGGAACCGAGTTTATCTTAAGTAACAAGACAGTAAAAGAATTACGTAAGTATGCTGATGAGTTAGGCATTGAGATTCCTTCTGATATGAAAAAGAAAGAAGACATCATTGAATTGCTATCATGAAGTACTGTGACTTCAATGGCTGCCATAATAAGATAAGTAAAGGACGTTACTGCGGGGAACATAAGCGTAACAAACCAAGGAAGAAGAAAGATAAGAAGAACATCTACCATCATGATAACAAACCATTCTATCGAACTGATGCATGGAAGTATGTTAGGTCAAAGGTATACGAAAGAGACAATGGCTGCTGTCAGCGATGTGGAAGGTTCGTCTTTGGTCGAAGTGCTCATGTTCATCACGTAATACCAATCAAAAAAGATCCAACTCTTAAATTAGAAGAGAATAACCTCAGATTACTTTGTCCAGTTTGTCATACAATCGAAGAAAATGAAGATAAACCGAAAAAAGTTTTTCCGAGTTATTTTGGAAGCCCCCCTATCAAAAATTAAAATTTCCTCTTTGGGGAGGATAGGTAGCGTAGGGGCACACAAATAGTTGCGCCATTTTTGAAAAAGTAAGGGGGGTGTGAAAATGGCTCGTATGTCAAAGAAGAAAAAGTTGGAAATACTAGACGTGGCAAGGGATGAAGAACGAAAAAGGATTGCAAAATTGTTGACGGATGAGGGGATATTCACACCTTCCTTAGAACCTTTACTTGATAATTATCTAGACGCTTTTATCATTTATAAATCGATGTTTGAAGAATGGAAAGCCGATGGCTTTGCTCCTACAAAAACGCATCAGAACAAGGCTGGAGCGGTAAATGAAATGAAGCATCCACTCGCTCAACAAGTTGAAACTTGGAATGATAAGAAGAATAAAATGCTAGAAGCGCTCGGCATGACGAATAAGGGGAAAAGTGTACAAAAAGCACCAAAAAACGATCAAAACAAGGTTCAGAATGAACCACAAGATGAATTAGCGGCGCATCGAGCCAAATGGCGGAAATCTACATGATGATTACACCAGGTGTGAACTATGCGGATCAGTATGCAAGTCACGTCATGCGGCATAAAAAGAAATACCCGAAATCGATTATTCTTGCGGTAGAGCGATATAAGAAGTGGAAAAAACGGAAAGATATTTGGTTTGAAGTAGATCGAGCAAATGAAATGTTAGATTTCGTTCAATCCTTCATCCGCCATGTGAAAGGACCACTGGCCGGTCAATTGATGGAATTAGAATTGTGGGAAATGTTTGTCTTTGCAAACATGTATGGTTGGTATCGGAAAAATGAAAAGGGAAACATCGTACGTGTGGTTCGTGAATCCTATGTGCAAGTCCCAAAGAAAAATGGCAAGACTATCATCGCAGCCGGTGCATTACTCTATGCGATGTATGGAGAACTGGAACTGGGAGCCGATTGTTATTGTGCGGCATCTGACTATGAACAAGCCCAAAACGCAGCCGAACCAATTGCACAAGCGATAGAAAACTCCGAACCCTTGGCAGCACCTACACAAATTTATAAAGGTGTGAATGGTACGGTGAGTGGCGCCATGTATCGATATAGTATGAATGGTATTGCATATCAGAATAAATTTAAGGTATTAACGAAAAATACCAAGGGTCTTGAAGGCAAGAACCCTTATTTTGTGTTGAATGACGAGCTCCATGCACAGGAAAATATGGACATGTATGATAACTTGAAGTCAGCGCAAATTTCTCGTGAACAACCCATGATGCTCAATATTTCAACGGCTGGTAAAGGCGCATCTAGTGTTGGCATGCGTGTGTATAAATATGCGAAACGTGTTCTTGAAAATGATAATGATGATTCCTTATTTGTTGCAATTTGGGAGCCGAATAAAAATTATGATTGGGAAAATCGTAAAGTGTGGGCGATGGTGAATCCAAACATGGGTGTTTCCGTCACAATGGAACAACTTGAAATAGAGTTTAAAAAAGCGCAACAATCCGCCCATTCGAAAGCTGAGTTCCTTTCCAAACATTTAAATGTGTTCGTGAATGGTGCAGATAATTATTTTGAGCAGGATCAAGTACAACATGTACTTGTGGAAGATTTGGGTGAGTTGACAGGGGCAACTTGTTATATTGGATTAGATTTATCCAAAACAACAGATTTAACATGTGTCAGTTTGAATTTTCCTACTCATGATGAGGGAGGAACTGATATTAAGTCAATAAAATAGACACAGATAATTCCAGTTATGCAGCCTTTAATTCGTACATGCGTTCTTTTTGAATTGGTGACAAATAATCATTCGCTGAATGAATTCTTTTACGATTATAGAAAATTTCAATGTATTCCCAAATATCTTGCTGTGCTTGAGCACGTGTTGCGTATTGTTGCTGATAAATAAGCTCTTTTTTTAGGACACCATGAAATGATTCAATACAAGCATTATCATAACAATTTCCTTTTCTACTCATGCTACAGTTCATACCATACTGTTGTAATTGACTTTGATAATCCAGAGAAGCGTATTGGCTTCCTCGATCAGAATGATGCAAGACAGAACCTTCCGGTTTTTGACGAAAATAGGCTTGTTGTAAAGCCTTCAATACCAATTTTTTTGTCATCGTATGATCAGCATGCCAGCCCACAATTTTTCTAGAATACAAGTCCATCAGACTTGCTACATACAACCACCCTTCTTTCGTCGGTACATAAGTAATATCGGCTACCCAAACTTGATTTGGCTTTTCTACCTTGAATTGACGATTTAGCACATTGTCATGTACCGGATAAGAATGTTTGGAATTTGTAGTAGCTTTATATTTTTTACAGTTCTTGATTGTAGCCCTTGTTCTTTCATGATTCTTGCTACTGTTTTTTGTGAGATACGTCTTCCTTTTTGGCGTAACATGGACGTTACTTTAGGACTTCCATATAAAGAACGAGATTCTAAGAAAATACAGTGTATTTCTTTGGTGACCTGTTCTCTTTGCGCTTGTCTGAGACTTTTCGTATGATGTTTCCATTTGTAATATCCGCTTCGGGATACATGTAGAACTTGGCACATCTTCTCCACTCGGTATGTGAAGCGGTATCGATGGATAAATTGAAATTTTACCGATGGTCTTTCGCGAAGAAGTGCATTGCCTTTTTTAAAATTGCATTTTCTTCCTCTAAGTCTCGAATACGTTGTTCCATCTCTTTTGTTTGTTGATCTTCAGAACGGAACGTTCGTTGTTTTGTAACTTTAGGCTCTTGCTTATATTTCTTTACCCAACCATGAAGGGTATTTACTGAAACCCCTAATTCTCGGGCAACTTGAGCTACGGACTTTCCTGTTGTAAAGATATGTTTTACGCTTTGGCGTTTAAATTCTTCTTCATATTGTTTTATTTTCCCCATGTAGACACCCCATTTGGTTCATTTTTTTTATAGTAACCTGTGTCTACTTTTTAGTCTAACATCAGAACATCCATTTTGAAAGTCAAGCAGATGTATTTTCTGCCGAATGAAAACATTGATTTTAGGGAAAAGGAAGACAATGTTCCCTATACGGATATGGTGGAACGTGGTTTTGCAACATTTTGTGACGGAAAGATGATTGACCAGGATCAAGTGATGGAATATATCCTTACATGTATGGAGTTGTACGATATACAACAAATCAATTATGATCCCGCGATGTCCCAAAAGTTAATAGAGAAGCTTGAAAATCTCGGTTTAGAGTGTATTGCAGTCAATCAGTATCCAAACGTGATGAATGCAATGCTGGATGATGCAGAAAGACTCATGTATGAAAAACGTGTCTTTACAGACAATCCTTTATTTGTGTATTGTGCTCTGAATGTGGTTGTTGTGACAAACATTAATGGAATGAAAGCACCAAGTAAAAGGCAATCCAAAAAGAAGATTGATGGATTTGTTGCTTTTTTAGTCGCCCATAAAGAAACCATGATGGTAATGGATGATGTGAGTGAAGAGGGAATGGATGCATTGATTGATGAGATTTATAGATAGAAAGAAGGTGAGAAATTGAGGTTACGAGATCGGTTTTCAAATTATTTGTATCGTAAGCTAGAAAAACGTGGCTATCTGAATGATGTGTTAGGAAAAAGTATTCGATACGGCGGTGCGTATGTTACGGATTCGAATATTTTGCATTCCAGCGATGTATACGAATTACTACAAGACATCAGTAATCAAATGGTATTGGCTGATATTGTTGTGGAAGATGAATTTGGGAATGAAATCAAAGATGATATTGCACTTCAAATCTTAAGGAATCCGAACAACTATCTTACACAATCGGAATTCATTAAATTAATGACGAATACGTATTTACTCGAGGGCGAAACATTCCCAATATTAAATGGCGCTCAAATTCATTTAGCTTCAAATGTTTTCACAGAGTTAGATGATCATTTAGTAGAGCATTTCAACATCGGTGGGGAAGAAATCCCTCCGTTTATGATTCGGCACGTGAAAAATATTGGTGCAGATCACCTAAGAGGGAAAGGGATTCTTGATTTAGGAAGAGATACACTTGAGGGTGTTATGTCAGCTGAGAAAACGTTAACGGACAAATATAAAAAGGGTGGATTATTAGCATTCTTGTTAAACTTGGATGCCCATATTAATCCGCAAAATGGTGCACAGTCAAAGTTAATCAATGCAATTTTAGATCAATTGGAATCAATCGATGAATCTAGGTCTGTAAAAATGATTCCACTTGGAAAAGGGTATTCGATAGAAACGCTTAAAAGCCCGCTAGACGATGAAAAGACCTTGGCATATCTAAATGTATACAAAAAGGATTTGGGTAAGTTTCTAGGCATAAATGTGGATACATATACAGAGCTAATCAAAGAAGATATTGAGAAAGCAATGATGTATATCCACAACAAAGCAGTTAGACCAATCATGAAAAATTTTGAAGACCATTTGAGTCTTCTTTTTTATGGTCAAAATGCGGGGAAACGAATGAAATTCAAGATGAATATTCTGGACTTTGTTACGTATAGCAACAAGACAAATATTGGTTACAACCTTGTACGTACCGCTATTACTTCACCTGATAACGTTGCGGATATGCTTGGATTCCCGAAACAAAATACAAAGGAATCACAAGCGATTTATATTTCAAATGACTTGACTGAAATCGGTAAGAAAGAAGCAGCAGATGGTTCATTGGGAGGAGGTGAAGAGAATGAAAATTGAAGTCCGAGGAAACCAAGTCATACTGGATGGTTATGTAAATGTTGTGGATAGGGAAAGTCGCATGTTGCCTTCGCCAAGAGGGTATTTCAAAGAGAAGATTGTTCCTAAGACGTTTGAAAAAGCGTTAAAGAAAGCAAAGAATGTGGACTTACTTTTTAACCACGATAAAAATAGAAAGCTTGGCTCTATTGAAAACGGAAATCTAGAATTGTATGAAGATAATATTGGTTTACGAGCTATTGCAACAGTTATTGATGAACAGGTCATTCAAAAAGCCAAGGATAAAGAATTACGTGGTTGGTCATTTGGCTTTGTCTCTGAAAAAGATGCATGGGAAGAGGGCGAGTCTGGTGTTCACAAGCGATCGATTGAAGAATTAGAGCTGTTAGAAGTTTCTATTTTGGATATGACACCAGCTTATATTGCGACTTCCATCGAAACCAGGGGTGAATATACAGCCATGATTGAAAGGAGAAGTGTAGACGTAGCTATAAAAATAGTTGCGGATGAGGAAATAGAAGAAAGAAATCATTTGATTCAACAAATAAAAACAGTTTTGGAGGGATTATAGGATGAACTTAAAAGAAATTTTACAAGCGTCACAAGAAAGAACGAAAAAAAGACTAGAAGAATTACAAGGACAAGTGGAAAAGGGAGAAGTTCGTTCAGAAGAATTAGCAACAGTTAAGGCTGAAGTAGAAGCATTAACAGAAGAAGCGAAAACTCTTGCTGATGAATTAGCGAAATTAGAAGCAGACGAAAAAGAAGAAGATCCTGACAAAAAGAAAGATGACGATCCAGATAAAAAAGAAGATCCAGCAGCAAAAGAAAATCCGAATGAAAAAACGGAACTGTCAGAAGAACAACGTTCGGCTATCTCAGCATCTATCGCCGCAGCTCTTTCTACGAAAGGTCATACATCTACTACAAATAAAGAAAAGGAAACTCGTTCTGCTTTTGCGAACTACATTGTGGGTAACATTGATGAAACGGAAGCTCGTGCGTTAGGTTTAGTCATGGGGAATGGTTCTGTTACGATTCCAGATTTCTTGAGTAAAGAAATTATCACGTATGCACAAGAAGAAAACTTCTTACGTCGATTGGGCACAGGCGTAAAAACAAAGGAAAATATAAAATATCCTGTTTTAGTGAAAAAGGCAGAAGTACAAGGGCATAAAAATGAGCGAAGTAATAATGAAATGCCGGAAACGGATATTGAGTTCGATGAAATCGAATTATCACCAACGGAATTTGATGCGCTTGCTACGGTAACGAAAAAGTTATTGGCACGTACAGGTTTACCGATTGAACAAATCGTGATGGAGGAGTTAAAGAAAGCGTACGTTCGGAAAGAAACGCAATATATGGTGAATGGTGATGAAGCGAATAACATCAATGATGGTGCATTGGCAAAGAAAGCTGTTGCGTTTAAAACAGATGAGAAAAATCTTTATGATGCATTAGTGAAAATGAAAAATACACCTGTGAAAGAAATACGTAAAAAAGCACGATGGGTATTAAATACAGCGGCACTAACAAAAATTGAAACGATGAAAACAGATGACGGTTTCCCATTACTTCGTCCGTTTAATCAAGCGGAAGGTGGAATTGGTTATACGTTATTAGGCTTCCCTGTTGAGGAAGAAGATGCGATTGACATGCCTGATTCACCAGATACACCAGTATTCTATTTTGGTGACTTTTCTAAATTTTATATTCAAGATGTCATTGGATCATTAGAAGTCCAAAAATTAGTGGAGTTATTCTCACGAACAAACCGTGTCGGTTTCCGTATCTGGAACTTACTCGATGCACAACTCATTCATTCTCCATTTGAAGTGCCAGTTTATAAATATATCTTGCAGGATGGGACGCCGACGAAACCCTGATAAACCGCTTCCAATCGGAGAAGCGGTGATTGGGAAGAGTTTGATACTTTCATAGGGGGATGGCAAGATGGGAAAAACAAAAGAAGAATTAAAAATGTTATTTGTGACGGGGTATAAGCCGACGCAACAAGATTTTGCCGATTTAATTGAGGTAGCAGGGGTGCAAGGGTCCAAAGGTGATAAAGGGGACAAGGGAGAAACAGGGGCAGCTGGTGTGAAAGGCGTTGACGGAAAAAATGGAACAAACGGCGCCAATGGTGTGGGTGTGAAATCTATTTCTGTAACGGTTGATACTGCTGGGAAAATTACAGGTGGAACATGGATTGGAACAGACGATAAATCAAATCCCATTACGATAAATAGTTAGTATGGGTACTTCATATGAATAATCTAATCGATAAATTAAAAGCGCATATTCATTGGGAAGAGGGCATGGATGATTCTATGCTCTCTTTTTATATCAATCAAGCAAAGACGTACGTGAAACATGCGACAGGTAAAGAGACCGAGTATTTAATTATTATGGTCGCCGGTATTTTTTATGAATATCGTGTGGCAGAAAAAGAATTAGAACAAGCATTGGATGCGCTGACACCGTTCTTTATTCAGGAGGTGTACGATGCCGAAGAGACAGATTAATAAGCTTAGATGGATAGGAGAGCTACTAAAATTAGGAGAAACGATCGATCCAGAAACAGACCGTGTTGTGATGGGATACCCATTTGAACGAAACATTCGTTATCACAATATTGGCGTTACAGCAACTGATAAATTGACAACGAAAGACACGAATGAAGTTGTAAAAAAGATTGAGGTTCGTCTGGATAGAGACATGGAAAATAACCAAAAGGATTACCGTGTAAAAGTGGGTGGTCGTATTTACAATATAGAACGTATGTATGTACGGGAAGAAGCCCAGATGATGGAGGTGTCACTGTCCTATGCAAATTAGTTTTGAACAGTTGCGAAGCCTTATGAAGAAATCTGGAATTCCAGTTTCTCGTGATTGTGCTCCTACAGGGGTAGATTATCCTTATATTGTGTATGAATTTGTGAATGAGCAACAAATATGGGCATCTAATAAAGTTTTACAATCCATGCCACTGTATCAAATTGCAGTTATCACAAATGGAACTGAAAAAGATTATGAGCCATTAAAGGTTGTTTTTCATGAAGCAGGCGTTTCTTATTCGCAATTTGAGAGTTATCCATACGATGAAAATGACGATACAATCACACAATTCATAACAAATGTGAGGTGTATGCAGTAATGGCCAGTAATCATAACGGTTTTGCGGAAGCCTTAGAAGATATCAATACGCTATTACGGGTGAATAAAAAAGTAAGTTTGGATGTATTAGAGGAAGCAGCAAAGTATTTTGCTGCAGAATTAAAAAAGCGCATGAAAATATCGGATAAGAACAAGCGAGTCCATTTAAAAAATAGCTTGAAAGTCGTTGTAAAGAATGATCATGTATCTGTGGAATTTGAAGATGCAGCATGGTATTGGTATTTAGTTGAACATGGCCATAAAAAAGCAAGTGGAACAGGTCGTGTGAAGGGGTTACACTTTGTTCAGCATACATTTGATGCAGAGGGAGACAAAATTGCCGATAGGATGGCGCAAAAAATACTAGATAGAATGTGAGGGTGATGGAACATGCCAATTGAAAATAAAGACATTCAATATACAGTAGGAATCGAAGATTTGTATCTATGTATGATGAAAGGGACGGAAACGTCTCAGACGATGCCAACGTACGAGGATATCATTTATCAGCAAACAAACATTACAGATTTAACAATTTCGACGACATCTACAAATTTTACAAAGTGGGCATCTAACAAAAAAATTATTAACATTGTCAAAAATACAGCGTTTGGATTAGCTTTTAATCTTGCTGGTTTAAACCGTGAAGTAAAGGATCAACTCTTCGCCAAAGTGCGTAAAAAAGGTGTCTCTTTTGAAACCGCAAAGCCGAAAGCATATCCGAAATTTGCAGTAGGTGTTGTATTTCCTCTGAATGATGGAACCAAGCTTGTTCGTTGGTATCCAAAATGTACAGTCGCACCAGTAGAAGAATCTTGGAAAACACAAAATGAAGAAATGACAGTGGATGATATTGCCTATACGATTACAGCTGATCCGCTATTGTACAATGATGTTACGCAGGCGGAACTAGATACGGGTCATGTGGATGCAAAAGGCATCAAAGTGGAGGATTTCTTGAAACAAGTGATTTGTGATGAATCGCAAGTAGCGCAGCTTGGTGGAACAGTAACACCGAAACCACCTGAAAAATAATAGACGAGGAGTGATCTTATGGCACGTTTAAGCGATTTAGTTAACGTTAATATAAATTTGAATAAAATCAAAATACAGGGTGTTGATATCCCTGTTATTTTTACGTTTGAGTCATTCCCTTATGTGGAAGAATCTTATGGGAAACCGTATCATGAATTTGAAAAAGAAATGAATGATATGGTGAGCCAAGGCAGCTTTTCTTTAGGGGAAAAAGAAGCGAAATTGATGCGGTCTTTAATTTACGCAATGGTACGAAGTGGGGGAACGGAGTGCACACCTACTGAAATTAAGCATGCTATTCCGCTTTACGATGTACCGGGTATCTTCCAAGTAGTATGGGATATTTTTAACCATCAAAATTTCCAAAACACTGATATGGAGAAGTTGAAGCAAGAAAAAAAGTAAAAAACATACTAACTAAAAACGAGGAATCTCAGTCTGAATTGGACTGGGCTTTTTATTTTTACGTTGGTAATACCTTATTAGGTTTAAGTATGAATGACTTCTGGAACATTACACCGAATCATTTTTTAAAGCAGTTCATTATGCATCTTAGGTACAACAATCCAGATGCATTAGTGGAAGAGAAATCAAAACAAATCTATACGCTAGATCAGACTCCATTTTATTAAGGAACGGGGTGAAAACATGCCAGGAAATCATAAAGAAAGAAACGTCGTTCTTCATTTCAAAATGGATGGTCAAGTGCAGTATGCGCAGACATTGAAGCAAATTAATATGGTTATGAACAACGCAGCAAAGGAATATAAGAACCATATTGCCGCAATGGGTCAAGATGCGTCTATGACTGACAAACTAGCAGCTGAAAAGAAAAAGCTAGAAATTCAAATGGAAGCCGCTAAAAAACGTACCTCCATGTTACGTTCTGAATATCAAGCGATGTCTCAAGATACAAAGACGTCAGCGGAACAACTGAATAAAATGTATGGGAAATTGCTAGATGCAGAACGTGCTGAAACGTCTCTTGATAACGCAATGAAACGAGTGAATGAAGGTCTTTCTGAGCAAGCGATTGAAGCGAGGGAAGCACGCGGAACTTTACTTGATTTACAGGAGAATGCTAAGAAACTGGAAGCAGAACAAAAGAAATTAACAAGCTCTTTCAAACTCCAACATGCTGAATTAGGCGCAAATGCGCGTGAAGCAGATAAGTTGGAACTGGCGCAGAAACAACTACGTCAGCAAATGGAACTGACAGATAGAGTCGTCCACAACTTAGAACAACAGTTGAGTGCAGCAAAACGTACGTATGGTGAGAATTCTACAGAAGTACAGCAACTTGAAGCGAAATTAAATCAAGCAAAAACGACAGTAAAGCAATTTGAAAACTCCTTACAGAGTGTTGGACGAAGTGGTTCACAAGCTGCGGAGGGTATGGCGGAAATACATAAGAAATTAGATATGCACAATGTAATGGAAGCCGCTGAAGTTCTACAAGGAATATCTGAAAAGTTAATTGAAATGGGAAAGTCGATTGTAAATACAGCGATAGAATTTGATGGATCGCAACGGAAAATACAAGCTTCATTAGGATTGACGGGAAAAGGTACAGAAAATCTGCAAAAGATTGCTGTTGATACATGGAAAAAGGGTTTTGGCGAAAATTTGGAAGAGGTAGACAATGCGCTGATAAAAGTGTATCAAAATATGCGTGACGTTCCACATGAAGAATTACAAGGTGCATCGGAAAACGTTTTAACGCTCGCTAAAGTTTACGATGTGGACTTAAATGAAGCGACTCGCGGTGCAGGGCAACTCATGAGTCAGTTTGGTTTGTCGACACAAGAAACATTCGATTTACTCGCAGCTGGGGCGCAAGCAGGGTTAAATTATTCGGATGAACTTTTTGACAATCTATCGGAATATGCACCACTATTTAAACAAAGTGGTTTTAGCGCGCAAGAAATGTTTACCATTCTTGCGAATGGGACAAAAAATGGTTCGTATAATCTGGATTATATTAATGATCTTGTGAAAGAATTCGGTATTCGTGTACAGGATGGGTCGAAAGGTGTTGCTGAGGGGTTCGGTGGTTTATCAAAAGAGACACAAAGCGTATGGAAATCATTCAATGAGGGAAAGGGAACCGCAGCGGATGTGTTCAACGCTGTATTAGGTGACCTGCAAAAGATGGATGACAAAGTAAAGGCAAACCAGATTGGTGTTACCTTATTTGGCGTGAAATGGGAAGACATGGGTGCGGCAGCGGTATTAGGATTAAATGATGTTCATGGTGGTCTTGGTGATGTAAATGGCCGTATGGATGAAATGAAGAAACTGCAAGAAGAATCTTTGGGGCAGCAATTCCAAAAAGCAGTAAGAGAAACACAGGCTGCGTTAGAGCCACTTGGAAAGAAGTTTGCAGAATTTGCGAAAGATATGTTACCGCCAATCGTTGATGGGGTGAAATCATTAATAGATTGGTTTACAAAATTGCCAGAACCTGTCCAATTATTTGTTGGAATATTAGGCGTATTAAGTGTTGCCTTCCTTGGATTAACACCGATTGTGGCAGCATTAGCCATTTCATTTATGGCGTTAGATGTTGCTTTGTTACCGATAATCGGTATTATCGTAGGTCTTGCAGCAGTTATAACGGGCATTATAGTAGTGATTCAGAACTGGGGCGCCATCACCGACTGGCTTTCTGAAAAGTGGTCCCAATTTAAAGATTGGTTTGGCGAATTGTGGTCAGGTATAGTTCAGGCTTGTAGTGGTGGATGGTCTTCCACAGTTAATTACTTTTCAGAAGCCTGGTCTTCCTTTGTAGAAATGATGCATAGCTTTTTTGACCCAATCGGTCAGTTTTTTAGTGATTTATGGTCTGGAATTGTCGAAACAGCATCGTCTTGGTGGTCGAATCTTGTCACGACTGCATCTGAATTGTGGGGGACATTGACGCAAGCCTGGCAAGATACTTGGAATACGATTCTTACTGTTTTAGATCCTATTATTTCGGCGGTTTCTACGATACTAGAAGCGGGATGGTTGCTGATACAGGCGGGTACACAAATTGCCTGGGCAGCCATAAGTAAGTACATCATTGATCCGATTACTGAAGCGTATAACTGGTGTAAAGGACAGCTCGGCGAGTTAGTTTCTTGGTTATATTCACAGTGGGAGACAGTGAAATCATATACTTCCGCAGCATGGAATTTGGTAAAACAGTATGTGATGCAACCGGTCCAAGAATTGTGGGATTGGACGAAAGGAAAGATTGGGGATTTAGTATCATGGGTGAATTCAAACTGGGAAACATTAAAATCCTACACACTTTCAGCGTGGAATGTAGTCAAACAATATGTCATTCAACCAGTTACAGATGCCTATCATTCAGTCAAAGAAAAATTCGGTGAAATGTATACCAGTGCAAAAGAGAAATTTGACGCTGTAAAAAATGCAGCGATGGAAAAATTCGAAGCAGCTAAACGTTTTATTATGGACCCAATAAGGGATGCGGTTGGCGGAGTGAAGGGATTCATTGATAAAATCAAAGGGTTTTTCAGTGATTTGAAATTAAAGATTCCGAAACCGGAAATGCCTAAAATGCCACATTTCAGTCTGCAAACGAGTACGAAAAACATTTTAGGAAAAGATATTACGTTTCCTTCTGGACTCCATATAGACTGGCGCGCCAAAGGTGGTATCTTTACGAGACCAACCATATTTGGAATGAATGGTGGATGTTTCCAAGGAGCAGGTGAAGCAGGACCAGAGGGCGTGCTACCGTTGAACAGAAAAACATTAGGTGCGATTGGGGAAGGGATTGCAGCAACGATGTCCACGGAACCAGCTATCGTCAATATTTATAATCCTTCCGTAAGAGAAAATCGTGATATTGATCGTATCGTAGAAAAAGTGGACGGTGCACTTGCTGAACGTGGACGTATGGCCAAAATGGGAGTAGGGAGGAAATGACGTGTTAGACATCGGAATTGATAAGCAATTAGCAAGTGACTATGGCATCACTATGGTAGAACGTCCTGTGATTTCTACAGCCAAACAAAAGGTGGAACAGATTGAAGTGCCGGGTAGACATGGTTCACTTACCAAAAAAGGGGCGTTCGAAGACGTCCCGTTACAAATCAAGTTCAATGTACTGGAAGATGAAAATATTAAGCCATTGATACGACGTATGAAACCGTGGCTATTGAATGGAAAAACACTCTTTTTTACGGACGATGATGTGTATCGAAAAATGAAACATGTGGAAATCGGTGACATTGCCAATGAAATCGAAGAGTATGGAGAATTTGTAGTGGATTTTACACTGGATCCGTTTGCATATACAGAGGATGTAAATCTAAAGATGACCAAACCAGGTTCTATTTATAATCCGGGTACAATGGCATCTGAACCGAAGTTATGGATTGTAGGGGATGGAACATTGCGCATTACCATTAATGGTGTTTCGTTTCAATTGAAAGATGTAAAGGGTTCTGTCGTCGTAGATTCCGAACGGTTAGAAGCCTACAGCGATACCGTATCTATGAATCATAAGATGATAGGGGATTTTCCGATATTTCAAATCGGAGAAAATAAAATAGATTGGTCAGGATCCATTCAATCCATTTCTATTCGGCCAAGGTGGAGATATCTATGATTACGTTATATCGACCGAATGAAACAGATTTTACGCATAATGGAATCGGTGTGCTAGATACACATATTTACAGCGCAACTGTTGAGGAAGAGCTCAATGGTTTATTTGTGTTTACATTTAGCTACCCGTTATTTGCACCACATGGTCTTGAAATAGAGGGCATGAGCCTGATTAAAGTGCCAACTCCAGACGGAGAACAAGTATTTCGAGTCGCAACGCCTAAAGTTAGTATGGGGGAAATACAAGCAGTTTGTTATCATATTTTTTATGATTTAGCGGAGAACCTGATTGAAGATATATTTATTCAGCCTACAAATGGTAGTGGGGCTATGGCTCGGTTATCATCAGGGTGTCAATATAAACATCCGTTTACGTTTTCTTCGGATATCCCGCAGATATCCACCGCGCGTATTGTGCGCAAGAATCCAGTGGAAGCCATACTTGATACGAGTCAAGAGAATTCATTCGTGAATCGATGGGGCGGAGAATTAAAACGCGATAATTTTGATGTGAAGATGTTGAAAAGCCGAGGAGTGGATCGCGGGGTTGTGATTCGCCATAAAAAGGATTTGCTTGGATATGAAGGAAGTGTGGACTGGAAAAGTCCGATTACGAGAATCATGCCCCAAGGGTTTGATGGATTATTTCTTCCGGAAAAGTATGTGGATAGCCCGCTCATCAACAAATATCCGCATCCAAAAATGAAGGTAGTCGAGTTTTCGCATATTAAAGCAGCGATTGGTGACAACGCAAAGGACGAAGATGCCGTTCCGTTAGAAGAGGCGTATAAACGATTGCGTCAAGCCGCAAAAGATATGTTTGATGTGCAAAAAGTAGATCAACCGAAAGCGACCTACAAGGTGGAATTTCAAGAATTATCGCAAACGGAGGAGTATAAAGATTATCAAATCTTGCAGCGTGTTTGGATGGGAGATACCGTTACGGTGAAACATGAGGAAGACGGGATTGATATTCAGGCAAAAGTCATTGCCTACAAATATGATCCTATCAAAAAAGAGTATATCAACGTAACCATTGGTAATTTCAAAGAATCGTTTACCGACTTGTCTGGTAAAGTAGATCAAATGCAACAAGATGTATCCAATATGCCAGGATCGTTACTGGATGCAGCGAAAGAAAATGCAACAAAACTCATCCATTCAGGATTTGGTGGCAATGTTCGGGTGTATCCGGATCGTGTACTCATCATGGATACAAAAAATGAAATGACAGCTTCAAAAGTGTGGCAGTGGAATATAAAAGGATTCGGGTACTCCTCAACTGGGGTAAATGGGCCATATGAGATTGCCATTACAAGTGATGGAAGAATTGTGGCGGATTTTATTACAACGGGCGTACTGAATGGGAATTTGATTCGGGGCGGGGAAATAACAGGAACGACGCTTCGAACGTCGCATGATTCCAATTATGTGTCGATTACCAAACAATTCATTCGGTTAATGGAATCTGATATCACGCGTATTTTTATGGGGTACTATATCAATCAAAATCATACCATGCAGCCTACGATTGTATTAGGGGGCAACAATGATATCACAGCAACGCAAGGTGCCGTGTTGGTTTACCAGCTTGAAAGTTCGCCTCGTTCGGGAGGTATCGGTATATCGAATGGATATCAAAATGGTGATCCGACAAGAGTCTCTTTTTCGGCATTACTGGCGTTTAATCAAAATGGACATGCAGAATTCAGATCGGATCAAAGCCTCGAACTGGAGTCAAAAGACTCGTATGCTTCTTTAAGAAGTCAAAATAACCTCTTTCTGGAAAGTAGAACAGGAGGTGCGTATTTTACGGCAAAAGAAGGATTTAGCTTCCGCCAAAATGGGGATCGGGTTGTGGATTTGAAACAGTCATCTGGTGGAGATAGTGACATCGTATTTCAGAACATTTTATTACGGAATAATCGAAATTATGAAAGTACGTATTTACAAGTGAAAAGTGGATTAGGAACTTATTTTAACGGTGTTTTCGCATCCGATTTTAAAGTGTCTTCCAAGAAGAAGTATAAAACAAATATACGCGATGTGAAAGATAGCATGTTAGAACAGGTAATGAAGTGGGAAATCAAAGCGTATAACCTAAAAGTGGATGTGCCAAAGCTCTATGATATGCGGATGAATCGAAAAGAAGGGGAACGGACGATTACAACGGAAGCGATAGAAACGTACTATGGAAAGGTCCTTCCGGACGAGTCCTCTGATGCAGGCGTGAGTTTGTATTCTATGACGTCGCAAGTTACAAAAGCGTTTCAAGAATATGTAACCAAAACGGAAGCGAGACTCGAAAAAGTAGAGCCGATACCACCAAAAGGAAATATCAAACACCGAAACAAGCAAAAACGGCAGAGAAGACCACCTAGATGGGAAAAACGCAGGAAGGAGGGGGATACACATGCGAAATGAGGAAATGATGATAGATTTAGCAGATCCTGTGTATACCAAAACCATTCGTTCTAGGCAAAATGATAAAAACGGATTACAGCTTACGATATACGTGAGAGAAAAGGGACAACCGATCGATTTAACAGGTTATGCGGTGAAATATGAAGCGACCAATCATACAGGGGTATTCATTCGAGATGACGCGCAAATCGTGGATGCAAAGAATGGTGTATTCGCCTATACACTATCAGCTCAAGCGGTTTCCACATCGGATGATTGGACAGCCTATTTTGTGATGGAAAAAAGTACAGAACGAATGAGTACACCAGACATTCGTATTACATTAAGGAGAGATGTAAAAGAGGGTAATCTCAAAATAGAAAACTACATTTCTGAATTTGATAGGGCAATTGAACGTGTGAAAGGATATCGAAAGGAATTGGATGAGGCGAACAAAAAAATAGGCGAGTTAAAGCCATATATCCAAAGTCAGTTTGAGGCAACGAATCAAAAAATTAAGGAAATATCGCCGTATATAGATGAACAATATTTAAAGACAAATAAAAAAATTGAAGAATTAGGCGCAAGTATTGCGACAAATAGTGTAGTAAAAAAAAGCGGAGATACTATGACAGGGCCACTGGTAGTCGAACATAAGGGGGCAGAATCCCCTTTGCAAGTTTCGAATTCTTCGGGAAGATTCCGATTCCTTCCACAGAGAGATATAAATGCCATGGAAAGTAGTACTTTGGATGGAAAAGCAAAAAATCTGTGCGTAACGGGACAGAATAATAGTACGCTAGATAAAGTGCAGGTGAAAACGAAAGAACTTATCGTGGATGGTGCGATTAAGCAGGGAAGTGATATAAGCTGGACCAATCTTTCCCTAACTGGTGTGGAAAGTGTACCAGATCGGACCTTGAAATATAAAAGAAGTGGGAATCAGATTACAGTCATTGGTTCGGTTAAAAATGTAGCAAATGTAGCTGTATTTGCTACACTTCCATCTGGATGTAGACCTGTACAAAATATTGCTTTTCCGGCACTTGCCTATGGGAATGTACCAACAGTTTGTGAAGTTACAGTAAAGAGTGATGGTGGGCTTTTCGTAAATGGCGTACAAAGTGGAAATACAATTCATATTGCCGTGAACTATTCTATATAAGGGATAACAAACGAAGCAGCCACAGGCTGTTTTTTTATTTCGCTGAAAAGGGAGTTGATACAAATGGAAACATGCAAAAAATGCGAAGAAACAAAACAAAAAGTACTGGATATTCAGGTGCGCCTTGCAGTTGTGGAAAGCAAGGTTGCGAAGATTGAAGAGAATATCGAGAAAATCTTAAGTAATACCAATTGGCTAGTGAAAAGTATTGTGGGCGGAATGATTGCAGCTCTACTTGCGTTTTTATTAAAAGGAGGACTATAAACCATGAGTAAAGAGGACATCCAAAAACGATTACGAAACTGGAAGACATGGATAGCACTCGCATCCCTTCTGGGATTCATTTGTGCGAAGGCTGGACTACTAGAAACCAAAAATGTTATCGATGAAGTATTACCGTATATCTTCACACTAGGTGTTTCACTGGGGATTTGGAGTGATCACGAGGGAAACGCACAAACTGAAAAATAAAAAATAAAGAGGAGCATCGCCAATCGGTGGTGCTTTTTCTATTGGAGGAGAAACAAAATGAAACGATTATTTGGGATATTATTTACATTATGCGTGGTATTCACATTTTCTACGAGTATTTTTGCCGATAGAACGCTTATTATTCCTGATTTACCGAAACAACCATACCGTTATGGTGTAGGGGCATATGAAGGAGTCGTTGCGCACAGCACCGCAACACCAGAAGCGCCAGCCAGTAATATTCAACGTTATGAGGCACGTACCTGGAGAAATGCATTCGTTCATTACGCAGTGGACTGGAATGAAAGCATTCAGATTGCGGATGCAAAATACATTGCGTACGGTGCAGGACCAGGAGCCAATCAACGATTTGTCCATGTAGAATTATGTGAGACAGCTGATTACGCTAAGTTTAAAAGGAGTTATGAGAAATACGTAAAGCTGTTAGCGAAAATCTTAAAAGATAACAATCTATCCGTAGAAAAAGGATTGTGGACACATAACGACGTGAGAAAGTATCTCGGCGGTACAGATCATGAAGACCCGATTGATTATTTACGTAGCCATGGTGTATCCGAATCGCAGTTTAGAAGTGATGTGCAGCGAGCGTATAACAATGGTGAGATAATGGAAACAACAGGTGAAGGTAGTCCAGTCGTCCACACGCAAGGAATTGCCTATATTCTTGGAAACAATGTGAATTTACGAAAAGGGCCAGATACGAGCTATTCAGTTATTCGTCAGCTGAATAAGCCTGAAGCGTATCAAGTGTGGGGAGAGAAAGGCGGATGGTTAAATCTTGGTGGAGAGCAGTGGGTAAAATATAATCCGGCTTATGTGAAGTTTGAACAGAAGAGTACAGCAGATTCTGCTATTGTTGGAAAGCGTGTTGTTTCAAAAGTGAACAATCTACGTTTTTATCATTCTCCATCTTGGCAAGATAAAGATGTGGCTGGTATAGTAAAAAAAGGGGAAGGATTTATCATTGATGAGAAGGTAGTTGTGAATGGTTCATCACAGTATAAGGTGCATAATGGTAAGCGGAAAACGTACTATATAACAACAAATGTGGTGTATGTATATGTGAGGTAGAAAAGGAAAAGAGCGTATCTTGTATGAAAGAATACGCTCTTTTTTAACCATTTACAGTGTGTTGTATTTAAAATTTACAGGAAGAATAGTCAATGACTGTTGAGGTAATAAAAAAGCTACAAAACCTGAGTGGATAAAAATAGATTCCAGATTTTGTAGCTTTGTTTGCTCGTATTTACTTCATGGTATGAATGGGAACAGTTGCTGGTATATCTATTGGAGATATAAGCGGAATGCTTATTTTTGATTGCACTGACAATGATTTGAACTTGAGCTGTTTGAAAGTGGGGTTGTCATGATCGCCTGTGACCCCATGGAAAGGTTGGATGTCATTATTGATGCTTCAGTTTGCTCAACTGGTTGTAAAGTCCCCATTGTGTCTGTTGTCATTTCTTGTACTTCTATCGAATAAATGGTAAATTCTGAACCTTCTGATTGAATGATCAGATCTACATGTGTTGTACTTGCATCCGGGAAAAAATAAAATTCTTGCGTTGTAAATGGAGATGTGTTAAAAAATAGCATATGGTTTTGATCTCCTGGTGGAACAATGTAAATCGTTCCGTTTCCTTTGGCACGAACACGAACGCGATACTCCGTTTCTTCTCCACGGTGTGGTAACGTGATGCTTTGGGAGACCTTAGAATCCCAATCTGACAACGTTAAGGCGGGTTTATTATTGTCCCCTCGTGGAAAGTGGACTGTTCCCTCTATTTCCCAGTGTTGTGCTGCTTGTAAAAATAAAGCATTTGGAACTAAATTTCGGGATTCTAATTGATTCCAAGCACGCTGGGCTGCTACATAGATTGCTGCTGTTTCTTGCGTGTAATTATCTTGTACTGGCATACCAGGAATCGTTCCCTCCTGAGAAGAAACGCATTGTAATATAGTTAAGCTATCCAAGTCTGCATATGTTACATCTGGCTTAATTGTCCCAGTCCAATTCGATGAACCATATATCTCATTCAGTTGATTGGTTGCGTTTTGTAAACTTGCAGTGATCTGTGCCTGTTGATCCATATAGGGTTCGAGCCATTGTTTATCTTGATGTTGCACTTGTCGTATTTCTGCAGCTGTTAGCGGGGGTCCCTCTGTGAGTGAAACATGACTAATTTTGGCAAATCCGTCCGATGGTACAGTGAAACCAACTGTAATTCCTAAATCTACATCTGGGGATAGCTCACCAACATCAATTGCGTATTGGAAAAAGTGTGGATTATTGATGACGCCTTCTGCAGAAGTAGGCATTACTGCAGAAGCGGATACATTTACTACTTTATCCATTGTTTTCCCATAACGTGAAGCCATAATGTGTAGAGAATCTGCTTGTAGGACGAAAACAGATAGATAATAGCGTGTATAGGGTTTGAGGACAGATTCTGGCACGGTTTGATAGGCATACGATGGGTGAACCAGAGAAGATGGTGGCAGCACCAAGTGATGTACAGCATATTGTAAGTCTCCTGGTAAGGTGAATACATTGTGTCCAAGTTGCCACCCTGCGCCTTCAAATGTATCTTCAAAATTATTATTTATTAATACATTTTGAGATTTATAAAGATGTTTTGCTTGATTGAGACGGTTTTTTAACTCCCGTTTTTCGACTGCGTATACATTTGGTAGGGATTGAATTTGTTGATGTACATAATCGAGCCAGTAGTTTGTTATGCTTGGTGCTAGTTGATTAGGATTATCTGTAGAAAATAACCCTTGCACCATTGTACGAATTTGTGCCACATCGTTAGATGTTGGCAATGCTGATGATGCTTGATTGATATTTACTACCAT